TACTACCCGGAAGAATTTAAACGGCTGAAATTTATAATACCGGATAAGTATTCAAGATCAAAGAATAACGGTAAAATGATTAAGTTTTTATGTATTGATTTAGGGGTAGATTTTAAGGAAATATTAAGTTATAAAGAGATTGAGAAATATAGCAAGATGATCCCTGGGTGGGAATAATTGACTAATTGGGGGTAGGTGAAGTAAAATAAAAAAAGAACAAATAAGATGTAAAGGGGTATTAAAGGATGGTAGACTCTGCAATCGAAGATTATTTGACGGTTTACCGGGGTTTGATATATATAGCAATAAACCAAAAAGGTTATATGTCGTATGCCCCAGGTGCGGGGCCCTGAATTTGGTTACGGTTAAAGCAATTGAGAAAGTAATAGTAAAATTAGTAAGGAACAAAAGAGGCTAAAAGGATGGAAGATAAAGAATTTTTGCAATATATAAAAGAAACAGGATTTAATGATTTGCTAGATATTGATAAAAAGAATATCGGGAAAATTAAGAATACATTGCATTATAATATGTGGGAGTTGGAAAAAGCTTATAAAAAATTTGCAGAAGAGATGAGAAAAACAAGGATAGGTTCTATAATAATATCAATAATTGAATTTTTGAATAAATGCGTTGAGAAGATATTCTAGTTAGAACTGAGGTTAAAGAATGAATAATCCGTTAAATGAATCTCTTGGAGAATATCTTTTAGAATTAAAAAAAAGAATTAAAAAAAATATAAAAATATTATCAATAAATAAAGGTTCTGTTACTATTGGGACTAAAAAAGGATTTTGGAGTAAGGGATTAGAATTTGGGAATAAAAGGAGATTTAAAAAGGGTGATAATGATGGACACACAAAAAAATAAAGTACCTTTTTGTACTATATGTGAATTTAAATATGGTTGTATGAGATTTTGGGACCCTACTCCTAAATTAATTTATTGTAAGAAGAATAAATGTTATTACACAGTAGGAGAATTAACTAAAAATGTAAATGATAAAAAGAGTGTTTGATTTAAGCTCAAAATTATGGTATCTTAAATTAAAATAGAATATCGTGGAGCCCCATTTAGAGAGCCATTTTAAAGAAGTTTAAAAGCTTCTTTTGGTGGCTTTTTTTATTTGGTTTAAAAATCGAGGTAAATTTTTATGGAGATAAAGGAAGTTCCTATAAACCAACTTATACCCTCTGAATATAACCCCCGGGCTTTATCCGAACGGGAATATAAAGATTTAAGAGAAAGCCTGGTAAGGTTTGATCTGGTCGAGCCTTTTGTAGTTAATAGCGCTAAAGGGAGAGAGAATATTGTTATTGGTGGTCATCAGAGACTAAAAATAGCTAAAGATCTGGGTTATAAAACTGTACCGGTGCATTATGTAAAGATTACTAAATTAGATAAGGAAAGGGAATTAAATTTAAGGCTAAATAAGAATCTGGGGCATTGGGATTATGATTTGCTGGCTAATTATGACGAGGGTGTTTTAATAGATGTTGGCTTTAATCCGGAAGAATTAGATCTTATTATGCAGTTAAATGATAATACTCTAGAACATGAACTACTTAGCGAAAAATTTATTGTACCACCCTTTAGTGTTTTGGATTCCCGGCAGGGATATTGGCAGCGGCGTAAAAAACGATGGATGAAAATTATCGGTAATGCTGTAAAAACTAGGGATGGCTTATTATTTAAAACTAGGGGTAGAACCCGGGCTGGCTGGAAAATAACTAAAATTGGTCTGACTTCTAAATTCGATCCGGTATTGGCCGAGGTAATTTATCGCTGGTTTAATGTTGAGGGCGGTAAGATATTAGATCCTTTTGCCGGGGAACAGGTTAAGGGTGTAGTAGCTGGGGTATTAAAGTATCACTATTATGGAGTAGATATCCGAGCCGAACAGGTGAAATGGGACGAATATCACACTAAGAAATGGGATAATATTCACTATTTTTGCGGTGATGCGGTTAATCTGGATAAACTTATTAAAGAACGGGACTTCGATTTAGTCTTCACTTCTCCACCTTATTACGATCTGGAAATCTATTCCAAAGAAGACCTGTCCGCTCTGGGCTCCTACGAAGAATTTATGGATAAATATAGGATTATATTTAATACCTGCTATAAAATGTTAAAGGATAATAGGTTCTTAGTGGTAAAGGTTGGGGAGATTAGAAACCGAAAAACTGGGGACTATCGGGATTTTGTGGCCGATAATATTAAAATGTTTAGGGATATAGGTTTTAAATTCTGTGATGATGTGATCTTACTTCAGGTAGTAGGTAGCGCTAGCTTGCGGGCTAAACGGGTTTTTAAATACCGGAAGGTGGTTAAGATCCATCAGAATATTTTAGTATTTTATAAAGGTAACTTAAAGGAAATTAAAAATACTTTTCCTGAATTGGATTTGAGGGATATTGAAGACTTTAGTGTTTCCGAATAAAAAATTAAGAGCTAAGGTTATAAAAAAGTATGTTAATAAAGTGGGTTACCGAGGCGTGGTAGCCTTCTCTTGTGGTAATGCCACTAAGGCCTTAAAAGAGGTGGGTCTTAAGGTTATTGATATATCTCCTAAAGGCGAATTAATTGCTAATAAATGGTGGAAACCTTGCGAGATAGCTGATATATTTAAAGATTTTTTTGACGCTACTAGCGGACATTTGCCTTTATTTATGATGGTGAAGATTGCTAAGGAATTTAAAAAGTATTTAGGGGAGCTACCCGGGAAAGTTTTCAAGGTCCCTACTGGGAGCGGCGAAACTATAATCTGTTTAAAAATAGCCTACCCTAATAAAAAGTTTATCGCTGTCTATAATATCAATTCAGCTACTAAATATAATACTGAGGCTCCTCTAAATAGTATAGTTAATAATTTTTTTGAGGTGATTAAATAATGGCTAAAGGTAGGGTGGATCAGTTAGAAAAGCAAAAAAGAATATATCAGGTTGGACTGTTATTAAAAAGAAAACCTATTAAATATATAGTTCAATTAAGTTCCGAAAAATGGGGTGTAACTCCACGTCAAGTCCGTAAATATATTAGGTTAGCTAAGAAAGAATGGGCAAAATATTTTGCTAACCTTAAAAGTAGTGGCCGGGGATATCATATTGCCCAGATGAGGGATTTAAAAGATAGTGCTCTAGTTGCCGGTGATTTAAAGTTAGCCTTTGAGATTATTAAAGAGGAAGCTAAATTAATGGAGGAATACCCGGCCGAAAAAATGGAACCCCTGAGGGTAATATTAGAATCGGAAAAAGAAGGTAAGAAAAAAACTGATGGAAACGGTTAAACTTCATGAATTTCAGGCTAAGGCCTTTTTATCTATGAGGCGGTTCATAGCGTTGATAGCCGGTACCGGTGGAGGTAAAACTTTTTTCGGTCCCATCTGGCTTTTGAGGGAAGTGCAAAAATACCCTGAAGATTTTTATTTTGTTATTGCTCCCACTTTTCCTTTATTCCAGCGTACTACTCTACCGGAGTTTAGGAAAAGGTTTGATCGGCATATCGGGGGGATTTATAAGGAGCAGAAAAAAAGGTATGAACTTAAAACCGGTGGAATTGTTTATTTTGGTAGTGCCGATAACCCCGATTCCCTCGAGGGCGGGCAGGTCCGGGCGGCTTGGGTTGACGAGGCCGGCCAAATTAAACTGGCTTCCTGGCAGGCCACCCAGCGGAGATTGGGAGTAAAAATGGGTAGGTGTCTATTAACCACCACCCCTTATGGCCTTAACTGGCTATATAAAGAATTTTACCAGCGCTGGAAGAAAGGCGATCCGGATTATGATGTGGTTCAGTTTGAATCTATTGAAAACCCTTATTACCCTAAGGCCGAGTTTGAACGGGCGAAAAGGACTCTTGATCCTCGTATTTTTGATATGAGGTACCGGGGTATATTCAGAAAAATGTCCGGCCTTATCTATCCTGATTTTAATCAGAAAAATATCATAGATCCCTTTGATATTCCTAAAGACTGGCCGGTATTCGGGGGCATCGACTTTGGCTGGAATAATCCTTTTGTGGCCTTAAAGATGGCTATAGATAAAGATGATATTGTTTATATATTTGATGAATATTACCGGGCTGGGGCCTACCTCGAGGAACATGCTAAGCATTTAGATGGTAGTATCACCTATTATGCTGATCCTAGCGCTAAGCAGGATATCGAGGAATTAAACCATATACATATTAAAGTTAAAAATCCTAGTAAATCTGGAAGCGGGGAAGAAACCTTTCATGCTAGCTTTTTATATGATGTTAGGCCTGCTGATAATGCTGTGGATAAAGGTATCGAATTGGTGGGTAGTCTAATTAGGACTAATAGGTTAAAGGTTTTTAAAACCTGTAAGAATTTTCTCGATGAGGTGGAAACCTATCATCGGGATGAAAAAGATCGAATAGTTAAAAAAGATGATCACTGTATGGATGCGGGAAGATACGGTATAACTACCTTTTTAAAGGAAAGGGGGAGAGAGAAAAGCTATGTCTACGTCGGATAATAAAAAAGAAATTAAAAAAGAACAATCTTATGTTTTTGTAGGTAAAGGCGGTAAAGAAGGTAGTAGCACCTTTACATTATTGAATAAGCTTGCTAAAGGGAAATCACCTTTTAAAAAAGCTTCTAAGCAGGTTAAAAAAGAGGTTTACGGAGTCGGTGGTCTTGTATCCTATCCTTATGCCCCGGCTAATTTTTTGACTTTGTATGAAGCCAATCCGGTGTTTGCTGCTTGTGTAAAACAGATCGCTAAGGATGTGGCTGGGCTGGGCTATAAACTGGTGTTAAAAGAGGGTGAAAAAGAGAACGAAAATGAAAGGAATAAAATTCAGGCATTTCTGGATCGGCCTAACCCCGATGATTCTTTAAGGACTATTCTTAATAAGCTATTAATCGACTGGGGAGTTATAGGTTGGTGGGGCTTGGAAGTAGTTAAAAATCTTAAGGGTGAAATAGAGGAAGTTTATCATATCCCGGCACATACTTTTAAAATACATAAGGATAAAAAGAAATTCTATCAAGAACGAGGTCTTAGAAAAGCTTGGTTTAAGGCCTTCGGGGTGGAAGAAAATTATTCGGGTAAAACCGGAGAGAAAGGCGATTATGACCTTAAAACCCGGGCAAATGAACTCATCTATTATAAAAATTATTACCCTCGCTCTGATTTTTATGGCGCTCCTAATATACTATCTGCTCTGGGTTCTGTTATAGCCTTAACCGAAATTCGAGATTATAATTTGTCCTTCTTTGAGAATTATGGGGTCCCGGCCTGGATGATCGTTTTAAAAGGTAACTGGGCTGATGATTCAGTAAAAACCATTCGTAACTTCTTGGATAATGAGATTAAGGGAACTAAAAATGCTAAGAAAACTATGGTCTTTAAGGTTGAAGAAGGCGATTCTATGGACTCTGAAAAGCTTTCTGAAGGCATACAGGAGGCCAGTTTTAAGGCCTATATACGGCTACTGATTGACGATATCCTGATGGCCTATTCTATGCCTGGTTATCGTATCGGTCTTAATATTGTCGGTAGGCTGGGGGGAACTAATATCCGAGAGTCCACTGAGATCTATAAAAATGGGGTGGTTGAACCTTTACAGGAAGATATCGAGGATATGGTAAATTATAAGATTATTGAGCAAGGCCTTCACTGTAATTCCTATAAATTTAAACTTAATGATCTGGATATTAGGGATATAGATGCTGAGGCTAAAAGGTATGTTAGTTTGGTTAATATAGGGGCTATGACTCCTAATCAGGTCAGGAATTTACTTGATCTGGGTGAACCTTATCCTGAGGGCGATAAATTTTATATCGCTTCCGGGCTAGTCGAGGCTGGAGGAGAACCGATTGAAAAAAGGCAGGATAAGTTTATAGGGGTAGTGGAAGAACTTAAAAAGGATGTTGAAAAATTAATCGGTGATGAAGAAAAAGAATCGATTACTTGATTGTAAAGATTGTAAAAGAACCTGTTGCGATGATCAGAATATATATTTAAAAAAAGGTGCTAAGGGTCCCATTCCCACGAAACTTAAAGTAGGAAGTTGGCTACTGGTTAAAGGAGTAATTTGGGTTAAAAAGAAGAACGGCCTTTGGAAATGTATTGCCTTTGATACTAAAAAAAGGATGTGCAAAATCTGGAGATATAGGCCGGCTCTATGCCGGTATTATTTCTGTCAATTCGCTAAAAAAAAGAGGCGAAAAAAAATAACTAATTTTGAAGATTATAAGGAATTGGATAAGACTGGTAAATATAGATTAATTTTTAAAGATAACCTCGAGGGCTTAAAAAAGGGAAAATAATTAATGGTAGACAAAGATAAACTTATTAAATTTGATAAGATGTTGGATGATTTTCTTAAAAAGATTGGCCGGAGAGAAAGAATAGCCAATAAATATGATAAGCTTTTTAAGGAAAATTATGCTTACTTTAGGCCTAAGGTAAATAGTTGGCTAAAGCAGACTAATAAACAGATTATTAAAGATCTTAATAAAAAATTTATTAAAAAGAAGGCTACCGCTACCCAGTTAGTAGCTAACCTGACTGATTGGGAAGAAATAGAGGATAACGGTAGAAAGATATTTAAACCGGCAGTAATTAATATTATAGCTAAATCTGGGGATAAAGCTTTAGAGATAGCTGGGGTCGAGGCCTCTTTCGATGTTTTAAGAGTCGAAAGTGTGGCTATTACCGAGAAAATCTGCTCCAAACTGGTCCGGGAGGTCACTGATGAAACTAAGAAGGCCATCTCTAATATTATTAAAGTGGGGATTAAAGAAGGTAAAAGTATGGGGCAGGTAGCTAAAGAGATCAGGCCTCTGGTGGGTTTAACTACTAAGCAAACTATGGCGGTAGTTCATTATAATGAGTGGTTAATCGAGAATAGGCCGGAGCGGTCCCTTAAAGAGATTAATCAAAGTGTTGAGGCCTATGCGAGAAGGATGCACCGTAGAAGGGCGGATACTATCGCTCGAACTGAAACTGCTAGGGCTCAGTGTGAGGGTTCTCTATTGGGTTACGGACAGGGTGATATTCGGGAAGTAGATCGGGTAGAGATATTAGATAAGAAAACTTGTGCCGAGTGTGAGGCTGCCGATGGTAGAACCTATACTCTTAAAGAGGCTGAGGGCGTTTTGCCTGCTCACCCTGATTGCCGGGGATGCTGGGCTCCGGTGGTGGGTAAAGTTAAACCTAAACCTAAAAAGCCGGCGGTTGAGATCCCGGGTTTTGTACCTGCTAAGACTATGGCGGAAGCTGAAAAATATGCTGAAAGAGATTTAATTAAATCTGGTGGGCATATATCCGGCGCTAACTTTGGTAAGATGAGCCTAGATAATGCCAATATGGTTAATAATCGATTAACTGATTTAATAAATGATTATAAAATTAAACCTAATTTCATCGGTAGCTCTCAGGCTATAAGAAGGGCGGTCAAAAGAACATATCCGTGGCTAAAATTTAAACGGGCTGGTGGCCGGATGTTTGCCGAAACTATGCATCTACCAAATAATGAAATAGCTATAGCTTTTAATGAGAAATATTTTTCAAAGAGAGGTACTTCTTTATTAAAACGAGAATTAGAAAATTGTTTTGCGAGTGGCTGGCATAAATTAAAAAATGTAGAACATATAGTCGACCATGAATATGGCCATGCTTTAGATATAGCTAAAAAGTTATCCTTAAAATCTGAATTTGTAGGACATTATACTTTCTTAAAGGATAGGTCCCTGGTAAAAATGGCGATAAGTGGATATGCCGATGCTGACGGGTTAAGAGAAAGCTGGGCCGAGATATTCGCTCTTTATAGGGCGGATAAATTGCCACCCTTGAGAAAAAAATTAGTTGAGGAGTTGTTAAAATGAACGTTATAGTTTGCGCAAAATGTATTCACTTTATTAAATCCGAAAAGAAATTTAATAAGTGTAAAGCGTTCCCCGAACCACCCGGGATTCCCTGGGAGATTGTATCTGGGGAAAATGATCATAGTAAAAAGATAAAAGGCCAAACGGGTGACTATGTATTTAAAGAGAAAAAATGAAAAGCTGGTGATGCTTTATGAAAATTGAAGAAATAAATATTAAAAATTTATCTAAAGCTCCAAATAAGGAATTGTATAGCCTTCATTTAAGATTTATTCAGTTATGGAATAAAAATTTTGCCGGTAACCGAAAAATTGAAGTGGGTAGCCTGGAGCGAATTAGTTTTTTAGATAAATATAAACTGCTCATAAGGGAAATGGATAAACGGAAACTTACCCATAGCACCCAGAATATCGATCTGGCTCTATTTAAAAAAAGTATTTATAATTTGGATGCCTCTACTCTAGGCGATATGGTAATCATAGCTGATTATATCTCTATCGGAGGTAGCTTTGTAAAATCCCCAAAAGAAGCAAATGATCTGGATTTAATTGTAAGAGATGATAAGAGTAATCGAGATGAGGGAATGGAATTAAAACTATCCCGATTAATGCAGAAGCAGATTAAGAAGGATTGCCATTTTGTCTACAATAAGACTGGAGCTCATTCGACCTATATTCCCTTATTCGATTTAGTTATTAGGGGTAAAAATGAGATTAAGAGAGTTGAGGTAAAAGAAGATTATGGTAAGTCGAGCGATATAGAATTATTAAAAAGTATAGAGGAATATTATGAGGGACTGGATAAATGGAAGCAGGATTTTATTTATGATTTTGCCGAAATGGCTAAAAATTTGGAAGGTAAAACTATATTGGATCTAGGTTGCGGTACTGGCCGGGTAATGCATGCTTTGATAAACTCTGATTATTATAATTACCAAGTAGAGGGAGTAGATAATAATGATATAGCCCTGGCTATGTGTAAAAAGAAAGGTCTGACTGTTAAAAAAGTTGACCTGGAAAAAGGTAAGCTACCTTACGAGGATAATCAATTTTGTAATGTTATTGGCCTTCATATACTGGAGCACTTAAAGAATCCCAGTAAAATTGTTAAGGAAGCTATCCGGGTGGCCGAAAAAAAAGTTATATTTATTAGCCCCCTGGGTAAGAGGCTCGATCCTTCACACAAACATACATTTATTAAGATAGAAGATTTTAAGACACTATTCGATAAAAATGCCGAAGTTAAAATGGTAGATCATGGAGATAATACTGCTATAGCAATTATTAAGGTGGCCAAAATTAAAAAAGCCGATAACCTTAAACCTTTCGGAACTTTTATCCCACCTAAACCCACTATGGCCAATATTACCGAGGCCTTTACCTATTCCCAGATCGAGGATTGGGCCAAAGATAGGTTTCCCTTAGACGTGGAGGAAAAGCTTAATTCGTTCAGATGTATAGCGGAAAAGCTGGGGGATAAGTTAAGGCTGAAAACCGAGGGCGATAAGGATAGGACTAAGCAATTACCGGAATTAGTAGAGATTTTAGAAAAGGTTCCTAATGATTTTATACTTGATTTTGGGCTGGGAATTGAGCGAGATGGTAAGGCTTTACCCCGGATTAAGCTGATGACCTTAATGAGCGATAAACCGGTATTGGGGGAAAAGGATATTTTAAAAGCTACTATATTCGATTTGCCTTACTGGAAAGAAGATTTACACAATAAACCACTAAAAGAAAGAAGAAATTTATTAGAGAAGTTTTACAATAAGTATTTAAAGGGTGATCCCCATTTTGCTTTAACTAACTTTATAATCGTTAAAAATAGTAAAGAGTTGGAAGCCCAGTTTAAAAAATTATCTAAGCTGCCTCAAAGCGAAGGTATAATGATTAAGGACTTAAATAGTATCTGGGATACTGACGGGCGTATTACGGGCTGGGCTAAGATAAAGATAGAGGCCGAGATAAAGGTAATAGCTGTTAAGAAAATGCCTAATAAGGCCGGCGGTTATAACTATTATTGTGGGTTGCTGCCTGGGGATAGCAAGTTTACTAACCTGATAGAGTTTCAGGGGAAAAAGTACATTGATTTGGGTAAGACCTTTAATACTAAATTGAACGCTAATGTCGGAGATATACTGACCGTGGGGGTTGAGGAGATTATTCCTTCTGATGATAAACTACAATGGCTAGGTCCCCGGGTGATCGATATTGATAAGGATAGAAAAGAACCCTATTTTGCCAATCAGGTAATCGGTATAGCTGAGCGGGCTAATATATTACAGAAATCACAGCATAAACGTACCGAATGTATGATGTGTAGTAAATCACCTGAATATGAGGTACTCTGGGCGGAAGGCATGGCTCACGCTTGGTTCTGTAAAAAGCATTTTAAGGAATGGCTAAGCTCAGATTGTAAAGAACATAGCGGAGGATTTTCTGATGTTGATTACGTAAAGGAAATTAAAGATGGTGTGGCTTCTAAAAAGTTTGGTGATAATCCGAATCCTAATATAATAGAAAAGTTAAAAGAGGAATTTGGTAAAGCGGAAGAAGGCAATATCGATTATAAGGTCGGGGATACCGGTAAGGGGGTCCTGCAGCTCCATATCATGGGGATAGAAGAAGAAAAGATCGAGACATTAAAGAAGGTATCTGCAGAAGCGGTAAGGTCAAGATACAATCCTACTAAATTAAAGATGTTATTAAAAGGTGCTATTAGCGAGCAGGGGGCTCATATTGATCTTAGGATGGTTCGGAAAGGCGATAAGTATTTCGAGGGTGGAGAGATAATGATAGGGAATCTTACCGGCCTTGATAAACTAAAGAAATTAGAAACTGGGGGTAAGTTAAGGTTTGGCTGGAAGGTCCCTCGAAAGGAAGAACCTGAAGCCGAGACCATTAGAGGTCCTGTTTCCTGGATGAAAGTTGGTAAGAATAAAATCGAAATATTCCCACCCGGAGAGGTGGGGGCTACTACTAATAAATATGGGGCTATGCTGATATTAGATGATTTTGACTTCGAGGCTATCGAACCTCAGGACGATCACGCTAAAAAATTTAAGTTTACCGGTAATAAATTAATACCGGAAGGAATCTACCTTATGGCATTCGTACCGGTAACAGCAGCTGGGGAAAAGGGACCTCGAGTCTGGATGGTAAGTAAATTAAAAGAAGTGGAAAAAAGATTTAGGTTTAAATTCTTAAAAGTAAGTAAACCGGAATATATTGTTGGAGGGATTGTTTATCCGGCTGATGAAGTAGACAGTCAGGGGCAGAAAGCAAACTCTAAGGAAATTTGGGAAGCTTTGAAGAAATTTATGATTAAGTATTTCCAGAATACCAGAAAGATAAATATAATGCATAAAGGATTTTCCCGTAATATACCTATTGTAGAAATTTTTCAATGTGAAGAGAATACTCATAAGGGTGGATTGGATAAAGACCATCTGATTAAAAAGGGCGATTGGTATATGTCTATATATTTGGGTTATGAGAAAGAAATCTGGAAAGACGTTATATCCGGTAAGTTAACCGGTTTTTCTATGGAGGGCAGAGCTAATATTACCTAATATTACCTAACTGTTTAATTTGACAATAATTAATTTTTTTGCTATAATCTAAAAAATTAAATATAGCAACGCAAGTTTGAAGTTAGATCCTTAATGGGATGCTAAGCTAATCAAGATTGCAAAATCTTGTGGTTTGGTATCCCATTTTTTTTGTTTATAGATACCAAACCGAAGAAGGAAGGTGGCTAAAATTAAAACGCAAGAATTACAAAATATTGATGTGGAAAAAATTGCTTTGGTTGACCTCCCGGCTATCCGAAGAAAATTCTTGATCGAGAAGCAAGATAAAAAAATAAATATCTCGATAGAAAGCGATACTACTATTAAGGGTACAAAAATTATTGTGAATGGAGAGGAGATTAAAAACTTACAGGACTTCCATTTTTCCTTTTATAAACCCCGGGGAGGGGAAGCTTCTAGTATGAGCCCGGTTTCCTGCTCTTATTCAAAGATTACCGAAACCGAAGACGGTTTCAAACATAGTGATACTTTCTTTCTATCAAAATCCGAGATGGAGGTGAATAAGATGGATATGAATAAGGAATTAAAAAAATTATTAGATTCCTACTTTGATGAGGAAGTTAGCTTCGATCCCGAGGAATTCGAGTTTGAGAAGGCTAAGCTTTCTGATAAAGCTTTAAACGCTCTAAAGGGGGCGTTAAATTTGGTTAATAAGTATAAAGCGGATTTTCCGGATGATCTCAAAAAAGCGGTCGGAGTGTTGGCTAAATATGCTTCTTATGGTTATGGCTACCCGGCTAAAAAAAGTGATGATGACAAGAATAAAGATATAAATAAGTCCGGGAGAACGCTTTCCAAGGATACGGTTACAAAAATCAAAAGTGTAATTAAAGCTCTTAATGAACTTTTGCCCGAGGAAGACAGAGAAAAACTTAAAAAATCTGTCGTTGATGATGACGGAAAAGATGCCGATAAGGAGTTTAAAGAAGCTCTGGATGAGGTAACCGGTATCGCTAAAAAGTTGGAAAAGAGATTGAGCGAGAAAGATGAGACTATCGAAAAATTGAATAAAAGGCTTGAGACTGTAGAAAAAGAAAAGGGGATTAAAAAATCTATTGATGGCCAGGATGACGATGATGATGGCAGCGATAAATCCAAAAAGAAATGGGGTTCTTTTAATCTCTAATATTTTGTTTAACTTAAAATTATAACTAATGATTATCGATTGTGAGGTGAAAAATAAATGTTTACTAACAAAGAACTATTAAATAAGAAAAACTTTCAAAAGGCTTTGATTATGATGCCTACTATCGATCTGGCCCCTGAGGAAGCCGATAGGTTTCGGGATTATGTTTTCGATCAGTCGGTCTTAAAAAATAATGCCCGGCAGGTAAAGATGAATAAAGCTACTGTTAATATTCGTGCTGTCGGGTTGGGTAGTGAGAAGTTTTTGCACCCTGGTGCTACCTTCTCCTCATCTGATTATAAGACCAGACTTACCCATAACCTTATTCAACTAACCGCTAAGGAGGTTAGAGGTTGTGTAGTAATTCCCGATGATGATATTCAAGATAATATCGAAGGTGATGCTTTTATAGACCATATTATGAAAATGGTTACTAAGCAGATTGCTAATGAACTGGATGAGGCCTATTGGATAGGCGATACCCATGGTTTAAGTGGTTTTGCTAACACCGATATAAGAAGTCTTTTTGATGGCTGGAGATATAGGATTCTTCATAGTGGTCCCGGCGAGGATTACGAGAACGACGTTTCCGGTTCGGCCACTATATTAGATGCTGCTCCTGGGGCTACTGCAGCTATTACTGGTGTATCACAAGCTGATCCTTGTGTAATTACGGCTACGGCACATGGTTTTTCTACCGGGGATCAGATAAAGATTACTAATGTAGAGGGAATGACCGAACTTAATGGCAAGCTGTATAAAATTACTAAACTTACTGCCGATACCTTCTCATTAGACGGTATAGATTCGACTGGATATACTGCATACACTTCAGGGGGAGTTTGCATTAAACAAGACTTCTTACTTACTGGTAAGATTGTTGAACAGAATTCTTCGGCTCCTTATAATTGGGAATTTAAGTTCGGTAAAGCCAGAAGAGTCTTACCGGCTAAATATAAAAAGGAAGGTCTGGAAAGCCTTAGATATTTTACTAACGACCAGGTAGCGCAAGACTATATCGATGCTTTATCTGCTCGTGCCACTAATATAGGCGATTTAGCGCTTACTGGCGGAGCTCCTCTAAAATCGGGGGTAATACCGATTGTACCATGTCCTTTAATGGCCAATGATCTGGATGCTGATGGAAAACTAGGCGAGGGTAGTTATACTGATTGTATGCTGACCCATAAGGATAACCTGATTGTGGGTATCTATAAGGAGATCCAGATGGAGACCGAAAGACAAGCTGCCGATAGAGCTACTTACTTCTTCTATACTTTAAGGGCAGATCTGGCGGTTGAGAATGTAAATGCTATAGTGCTTATCAAGAATTTACTTACTGGTTAAAAATCTGATTAATGGGGGAGTTAAATGTTGTATAGATTATATAACTATGGTAATTCTAGGTCCCTACCCTATAAAGGAATGAATGTTTTTGTGGGCAAGAACCAGTTTATCGATACTGAGGATAAGGAAATGGCGGACGCTCTGTCTGCTTTTCCTTATCTTGATATTGTAGAGACTGTCGATAATGAAGGTTATGAAAAAATGAATTTCTTTAAGCTGAGGAAATTGGCTAGAGATCGGGGAATTGAGTTATCTCCCAAAATTAAAAAGAAGGAATTGATTAAGCTTTTAAATGAAACGAGGTGAAAGTAAAAATGGATTTGACTAAAGTAAGAGATTTAGATCCTAATATAAATCAAGTAATGAGTAGGATTCTTATAGCAGCATTTGAGAGGATTGGCCCGGCAGGGCAGGCCACTACTGGAACAGGAGCCGATGTAGGAAAAGTTACCATAGAAGGCCTACATGCGAATGGTGTAGTTTTGGTTAGCGGGGCCGAATCCATAGTTAACGGCGTTGGATCTGTGGTAGCTGATGAGGGATTTTTTACGGTCTATGATGGAGATGCAACCACTCCGGCTGCCATAGACAGCAAAAAGGTAAACTATTTCGTGGTCGATCTGGGGACTGCTGCTTAAAAAGGTAATGGTAGGCCTAACTATATCTTAGGCCTGCCGAGATTTAATAAAAAGAGGTAAAAGACTTGACAGTAAAAGGAAATTATATTGATGATTCTATGGTAGATAATTGGCCGGCCGGTGCGACTGATGTGGAGAAACAGGCCATTATAGATGGGGCGGAGAAGCTGGTCGAGCGGATAACTAAAGATTATTTTTATCCTAAAAATTTTCATGAATTTTTAAATGGTAATGGTCGAGATAGAATTTTTTTAGCTATTAGGCAGAAAATCCTTTCGGTTAACTACTTGGCTATTTGTGATATACCTTTGGCAACTGTTGATAAGACCGGCACGGATATATCTGGTACCGCTGGAGAATATACCGTTATCTTAACTATCTCTACTACTAAAGATTATTATAAGAATGCCTACTTGGGGGTTAAGGATAATTCTGAATCAGTTAATAAATTGTGGGGTTGTAGGATCTTAAGTAATACGGCTAGCGATGGGGACGGTAAAGCGACCTTTACCTTAGAACAACCTTTAAAAATGACTCTAGAAGAAGCGGATACTGTTTCGATTATAACTAATTGGGATTATGATATCGATTGTATCTACCGAAACCCTAAAGGCGTTACTCATGAACCCGGTACTCTTATGGAACCCGCTGAGTTCTTTATTGATAATTATTTCCCTAAAGGGGTTAGGAATGTTGAGGTTAAGGGTACTATAGGCCATTACACCTGTCCTCAGGCTATTAAAGACGCTTGTGTAATTCTGGCTAGGCATGAAAATGATAGTACCCTCTATACTAGCTATAGCGAATTTAAAAGTGAAAAACTGGGGGATTATTCCTATACCCGTGATGACAGCCAGAAATATATGACTGGGGTAACCGAAGCCGACCTTAAAATCAAGCCCTATATAAATCATAGATTGGTTTTAGCGACCATTTAAAGAGGTCTTTATTATGCCGGTAAAAGATTTTTTAAATTTGAGTGTGGTAAGTAAAAAGAAAGCCTCGAGTACTGGTGATCCGGTTGAAGCCTGGGCTAATGTGAATACCACTCTAAAATGCTGTATATTCCCGACCACCTATTCTGAAAGGACTTCTTTTCCCCAAAGCACTTATTTAAGATCTGACATATCTCATAAAATGTATTGCCTGAGTAGCGAGGATCTTAAAAGCGGTTATAAAATCGTAGATGGTGAGGACGAGTATCTGGTTAAAAAGGTATTGCCCTGGTCCCATTCTGGGATAAAGTATTTAAAGGTTTATTTAGCGGAGATTAAATAATGGCTGGTGAAAAATTTGTTAGGTTAGAAATCTTAAACGGTAAGGAATTGGCCGATAAATTTCGTAAAAGTGGCAACGAGATCCAGGATAAAATAGATAAAGCTTTATTAAAAGCTGGCCATTTAGTGGAGGCTGATGTAAAAAAATCTTTCGGTACTTCTCCCAGTCCACCCGGCGGTCCTCCGGGAGTATTGACTGGCACTTTAAGGCGGTCCATTGCTACCCGGCTAATTCCGGGTAATGCTCAGGTGGGAACAAATGTTGTTTATGCCCGGGCATTGGAGTTTGGTTATGCACCAAGGAATTTAGAAGCCCGGCCTTATCTATATCCGGCCTTAAAAAGGAATAAAGCGGAGATCTTAAAAATATTACGTAAAGGTTTAGGCGATGAACTGGCCAGTGTTTTTAAGGGCTTTACTAAAATATTATAAAGAGGTAATTTATGAGTCTGACTAATATTTTGGATAAGGTAATTGCTATTGTTAATAATGATACTAATTTAAAGGGTGTTTATTTTGGTGATCAGTCTGCTTATTCTGATTACCCGGTGGCTTGTGTGGGAACCGGTGAACCTTTTATGCTGGATGAAAACTTTCCGGTGATAGCTCAACAGACTATAAGGGATGAAAAATATACCGTAGGCATTTTGATATTGCAGAAATTTGAGGATACCGAAGCCAATGCTAAATCAATCATAACTTTGACCGAGACCATGAGGAATGCTTTAAGGTCTGATCTGACTCTGGGCAATTATTGCTATCAGGGCGAGATAGCCAGCAGCAAATTCGTATGGGGATCTAAAGGTGATATATTACTTAGGATTTCCCTTACTATAGTGAATTATATTAAAAGAATTTCCACTTAAAGAAGGGTGATTTTATGAAATTAAAATTTAATAGAAATATAGAACTTGAAATTGTGGGCCTGGGAGTATTTGAGCCTGGAAAGGTTATAAATATTGATGATGAAGCAAAGGCGAAAAAATATTTAGATACTGGCTACTTTAATCTGGTTAAAAAGAGAAAAGTTAAGAAAAGAAAATCTAAAAAGAAAGGAGCTGATAAATAATGCCACAAGGAGCAAGAGGACATATCGGAATTAAGAAAGAAGAAACCTGGGGTCAAAAAGTAGCAGGGGATAATGATTGTTTCTTACCTTTTGTTAGTGAAACTCTGACTGCAAATATTGAAGAAGTCTTATCCGCTGCCCAAAGGGGAATACTTGACGAGCCTAAATCCTACCAGGGCGAAAGGTCTTTCGGTGGTGATGTGGTAGTAGAAGCACATCCAGCAAGTCTGGGTCACCTGTTGAGAAGTGCCATTAATGAACCGGAAGCAGCAACCCCGGCAGGTACTCAAGAAACCGAATTAGAGGATTGCGAGGATAAATGGGATGAGAAGATAGATCCTGGGGTAATTTCTGGAGTGGATGCAAGTTGGTTTAAGAAAGGCACTAAATCAGTCAAAATCCAGGTTACAACTGGAGTGGCTGCCGATACTATTCTGGCTACCGAAGTATTACCTTCAACTGATATGACGAATGACACTCATATTAAATTATGGATAAAATCATCTGTTGATTGTAATGAAGGTGATCTGGTCTTAATGGTTAGTGAGGTGGCTGAATGTGGTGGAGTTGAAGGAACTACCTTAAAATCCGTTGATATCCCTGCTTTGGTTGCTGGGGTAGAAAAGGAATGTACCATTGCTTTAGGGACTATGACTAATTTTGATGCAATAATTAGTATCGGTTTAAAAATGCACGTGGATAAGGGCGAATGCGTTATTAATATTGATGACGTGAGAAGATTAGTTACCAGTGATGCTGCTAATGCCAAGCAACATATATTTATACCCAGACAGGCTACTGATTTTCATGCGGATTGCCCGATTAACCCCTATACTTTTGAAGTCTATCGGGATCAAGGGGATGCCTTCCAGTTTTTGGGAGCGATAGTTAATACCTTGGCCTTAAATTTCTCCACTACGGATAAGATCTTAAAGGCTACCTGCGGGATTATTACTAAAAATCTAGGTGATACTCCGAAAACCGCTTTATCGCTGGAAACTACAGATCCTTTTACCTGGGAGCAGGCGATAATTAGTATAGCCGGTTCCCCTAATAATGATATAGATACCTTTGGGTTAAATTGGGATAATAAATGTATAGCGAAATATACACTTAATAATACCGCTATACCAAGGAAGTTTATTAGAAATGGCTTTAGGGAAATACCGGTTAACTTTAATATAGATTTTGTGGATCGGGTTGAATATGAAAAATTTAAGGCCGGTACAGAGCAGGCTGTGCAGGTTAAATTTGTGGGGGCGGAATGTGAAACCGGATATTATTATACCCTACAGATTGATATCCCTAAATTTAGATATCTTACTTATCCTATTAATATGGGCGGACCAGGACCGATAGTCTGTGGAGTTACCGGTAAGGCCAAATTCAGCGCTGCTGATCAGTATGCGGTCAAATTTACCTTAATCAATCTTGAAACCGGGTATTAAGGTAAAAGATAAAGGATAGGATAAAATTTTAGTAAATAGGGTGTAAATTTTAAAAGTATGAGGGTATTTTGAAGAATTATCTTGGAAGAAAGGAGCAATTATGGCTAAAGTTAAGATCGGTGAAAAGGAATTTGAAATTGATAAATTCAATATGAATGATATTATGGAAATTGATGAAAAAGTAGGGGATATTACTAAACTGGGGCAAGAAGAAAAGGTAAGGGATAAATTAAAAAGTATTAGATACGTTCTTTGGTATGCTATACATAAAAAAAATGAAAAGATTACCGAAACCGAAGTGGGGAACATGATTACCATTTCCGAGTTGAATAAGATCCTCGAGGGGGTAATGAAGGCTGCCGATATACCAAAAAACCCTATTATAAAGCCGAAGAAGTAATTGAAATACTTGGCTACACTTATAATTGGAGTTTACCTGATTACTGTTATATTCCTTTAAGAAAATTGTTTACTAAAATTATGCCTAAGGCTATTGAACGGTATAAACAGAAAATTATTTTAGAAAAAGCTATATTGAAATTTCTTGGTGTCAAGGATATTGTATAGCTTTTTTGCTTAAAAAAAGAGGTGGGAATTTATTGGCTGAAGAATTACTGGTTAATATAGTTGGGAATGCCTCGAAATTAAAAAATGAATTAGATAAAGCCGGCGGCCATCTTAGTGGTTTTGCTACTAAAATAGGTAAGATTGGTAAAACTGCCACTATTGCTGGTGGCATAATGGTCGGTGCTTTTGCTTTAACTATTAAGACTACTGCAAAATTCGAGCAGTCTATGGCTAATACTGCTTCGGTTGCTGGGGCAACTGGTAAGGAATTACAGGCGCTAAGTGATTATGCCCGGAAGATGGGGGCCCAATCTGTTTACTCTGCCTCTGAGGCTGCTGATGCTATGTACTATCTGGCCTCTGCTGGTATGGATACTAAGCAGGTAATAGGTGCTTTAGAGGGAACTTTAAATCTGGCTGCCGCTACCGGGGCGGATCTGGCCTTTACTTCCGGGACGGTGGCTGCTGCTCTTTCCCAGTTTGGATTACAGGCGGAAGAATCTAGTAGGGTAGCTAATGTTTTTGCTGCCACCATATCCGGTTCCCAGGCTACTATCGAAAAATTACAAACCTCTATGAGTTATGTTGGCCCCATGGCTAAATCTATGGGGATGGAAATTGAAGATGTCTGTGGTATTCTGGGAAACCTCTATAATGCCGGTTATGATGCCTCTACTGCTGGCACTTCTCTTAGGATGGCTTTTACTAAACTAATAGATGTTAGTAAAGAAGGACAAGTGACTTTAGACAAATTAGGGGTAAGTGTAACTGATAGCGCTGGGAACATGAGACCTTTTGCTGATATTATTGATGAATTAGGCGAAAAAGGAATGTCCACTGCTGATGCTATAAAAATATTCGGACAGAGGGCTGGTCCGGCTATGTTGGCTCTGGTATCCCAGGGGTCTGGCGCTATTACGGAAATGACTGAAAAAGTAACTGGGACTAATAAAGCCTATGAAATGGCTGATATTCAAATTAATACTTTTCAGGGTTCTATGAAATTACTTAGATCTGCTTTTGAGGAATTGCAGATTACTTTGGGTACTGCTATTATCCCGACTATTACCGATTTAACTAAAAGTCTAACCGCTACTCTTGCAAAAATCTCAGAATGGACTAAAAAAAATCCTGAATTAACCGATAAAATAGTAAAATGGGCTGCCGGTTTAAGTGCCGCTTTAATGGTTCTGGGGCCAATAGCTATGATCTTGCCGAGTTTAATTACCGGAGTTACATTATTATCTGGGGCCTTTTTACCCTTTGCAGCGGGTGCTGCTATAGTAATAGGCTTTAAAAAATTAGCAGAATATATTAAGGAGACAAGGGAAGAAGCATTTAAGCTTAGGATGGGTCTTGCTGAAATGGAATTAGAGGAAATTGACCGAGAGATAGATGCGCTTGCTGTTAGGGCGAATGAATTACAATTAGCAATGAGTGAAATAGATTGGGGAACTGAGGATGCATATGTAGCTACTATTCAACATAAATCGTATGCAGCTGAATTGGTTGAAGTAAATGAAAAATTAGGCATTCTTTATGAAACGAGAGAAGAACTCACCAAAGCTGAAAAAGAAGGGATTGATGTAACTGAGGAAAAATTAAAAATAGATAAAGAAATAGCTAAAGGGCAAGAGACTATAAATAAATTGTTGGAAGATTGGGAAGAAAAATTAAAGATTTATACCAAATATACAGATGAGGCAACCGAAAGCGAAATAAAATTATTAGATGGTATGTATAGGTTCACACAGGTAGCAAGTCAATGGAAGCAAGTAAGTTTATACTTTATGGGGGTTAGAGATAGTCTTAAAGCAGTAGAAAAAGCAATGGATGAAGTAACTGTATCAGAAGAGACGATGGCTAAAGCTACTGGAGGAATTTACAATAAATGGTATGAGTTAGCAAAACTTTGGGAGGTTAGTCCTGATTTACAGGCATATTTTAATAGAAGTAGTGAAGCGTTAGAAAAATTAGAGGGAAAAGTAGAAGAGACCACTTCTACTATTGGTGATCTTATATCTGACTTGAAAGATGCTATGGAAAGCGGTTTAAGCAGTGCTTTTTATAGCGTACTTTCAGGGGCTAAAACCTTCGGGGAAGCCATGAAAGATCTTTGGAAAAGTATAGTAGATGCCATTCTCCAGCAAATAGCCAGACTTGCAGCCTCTTGGATAGTGAATTTAATCTTCCCGGGTGGCGGTTTGGGTCTTGGTATATTAGGATTTAACAAAGGCGGTGGAGTAGGCTATCAATTTGGGGGGTTGGTCGATACTGTACCGGCGAGATTGACTGTTGGTGAATATGTAATTGATAAACCCATGACTGACTTCATAAGAAGATTTAAAGCAATCCCTCAGAATTTAATAGAGGCTATTGCTGGGGGGTTACCTACTCCGGCACCTGTTGCTTTTGCTGCTGGGGGGCCAGTAGGAACTTCAAATATTACCTCAACCAGTTTTGGGGAAACTAAAATAAATATTGATATTCACGATAATAGGATCTCCGATAATGTAGATATCAAAAGATTAGCGGTAACCATAAGTGAAGAGGTATTGAGAAAAATAGAATTGAAGAGGAGATATTGATGGCAGGTATAACGGTTAAAATCGGTGGAGTGGATAAAACTGAATATGTAGATGCCCGGACCCTTAGTATAAGGGATGAGCTAACCAGTAAAGTTGATTCTGCTTCTTTTGATTTTATCTGTAACAATATCACTATTGCCCCTAAAACTGGAGAAGCGGTTTTAATCGAAGAAGGGGCTAATAAATTATTTTCTGGTAGGATCTTATCTAAAGAAGAAAGTTTTTTACCACCAAATTTATTAAAATATTCGGTTGAATGTGTTGATCATACCCGGGATTTAGATAAAAAATTAGTGTACGAATCCTATAAAGACCAGAAAGCCGGGGATATTATAAAAGATATTATTGATAAATATACTAAGACTGGTATTCCTACCGGACACAATGATCCTGATAATAAATGGATTAATGAAACTTTTGCCTACGATGATAATACTTCAACGCCCGCGATTTGCGATATTTCACCTACATCCTGGGGTTCATTTCTTGAATTAACTATAAGTTCAACCCTTTGTGACTCGGTCAAATTTTATGCTTGGTTCGGTGGAGAGCTTTCAATAAATTCAATAGACCTTGATGTCTATTATGGTGGGGCTTGGCACCATATTTATGAAGGGACTTATGCCGATAGAGAATGGGTAGAAAAAAGTTTAGGCGGAACATTTGCAGTTACTAAAGCAAGAATAAGATTTTATAATAGTGCCGCTGCCCCTTCTGGCTCTTGTTTTTATGAATTTAATTTTATTGTATCTGATCCTGGTTTTACTTATAATAACGTAAGCGATGGACCTGTTATAAGTGATATATCTTTTGATTTTATGCAAGTTTCTGATGCCTTAACTAAAATAGCTGAAATCTGCGGTTATGAATGGTACGTAGATTATGATAAAGATATTCATTTCTTTGCCAAAAATACTTATCCGGCCCCTTTTCAATTGGATGATAACCAGGATGATTATAAAGATCTAATAATTAATACCGATATATCTCAATTGAGGAATAGAATCTATGTAAAGAGTTCGGGGCTAAAAGATACTTTTGGGGAAATTTTTATCTATGATGGAGTGGCTACCCAATGGACCTGTAAATTTGCTCCTATTAACCGGGGGCGTGAAAAATTGCCAAATCCTGACCCCGAACCATCCCAGGGGGTTTGGAGATGTGATTTTTCTCATGATGATATCTATTTAGCAGTACCTTATGAGCATGTGGTATTTGCGAATAAAGGTATTTATATTTTTAAAAGAGAAAATGATTCCTTTAGTAGATTAAATTTTCCTGATATTACCCCCAATGATGATGGGCATGAAGCCTCTTTTTCTCCTGATTCTACCTATCTGGCGCTGGCTCATGCCGGCACTCCCTATGTGATGATTTACAAAAGAGATGAAGATACCTTTACTAAATTGACTAACCCCGATATATT